TTGAAATCATTGGAGCAGTTCCTGATCCAAGCGATAGTTATTTCTTTGGAGATTTCCCAGCTTGGTGTGGTTGGGTAGCAGGGCTTAGTTTTATCTTTGGAATATTCTTCATAAACAGAAATGAAAAGGTTGCTAGCGCTTGTATTGCAATAGGAGTATGGCTTCCATTAGTTCTGATAAACCTTGAACGACCAATAGTTCTTATCATTGTAACTGTAATTGCTTTTTACTGCGTAAAAAACTTTTGGCGTGAAGAGTTTGGAGAGCCTGAAACTACTGATAGCAGACCTGAACCCTTTGAAGGCAAGTTCAATGAAAAAGATGAGAGGGACGGATATTGGATCGAGTGGTATGATATGGATCGAAAGCGGAAAAAGTCTCATGCTTTTTACAGAGATGGCAAAATGATTTCATGTGAGGTATGGAAGCCAAATGGTGATAAATGTGATGAAACAAAAATTATAGATGGAAACGGAATAATGGTTCAATATTGGGACTCAATTGATAAAGACGGAACTTTCCATAAAGATTATGAGTTTGAATATAAAGAAGGTGAGATGGTTGATGGAAGAGGCTAACTAATTATTACAGATCCTTCGTATCAACCTCAATAGCATCCTTCTTCATCTCAGCTAATTCTCGCCTGACGTCATCTATGCTGACTGATGCTTTATGTTCGATCACGCTGGTCGCCATACCAAGATCATTCTTCTCCTTGTCACGAAGGATGCCAAAGGTGATTGGTAACACTCCAGCCGGAATCTCATCTCGATCTAATTTCTCGATGATCTTCATCAGGCAAGTTTGCGATGCATAGCTGGTCAAGCCAGCGGTCAATGATTGGACAGCATCCACACTCTTTGACTCTCGCTTTAGGATAGCGGAGACAGTTTCAGGAGCGACCTTCTCCGACTTAGCGATCCTCGACAAAGGCTTACCTTCTCCCAGGTTCTGAACGATCCTCGCATACTTCTCAGGATCCTTCTCTGCAAGCTTTTGACCAGTAAACAAACTAGGGCAAGTTTCTTCGGGAGCTGTGAGAGCTGGTAGATTATCAGGAATGATATTGATTCGTTTTTTCTTTGTAGGCATGATTAAGTTATGTTTGAGAGTTTAAGGAGATTATGCGTATTTGCCTTGTATGTCGGATCCATTGCTTGGATCACGCTTGGAAAGCTTCGACTTGAAATCCTGATCAATTCCTTGATTGAATTTGAGGCTAAGGCATATGGCTTTGTAGTTGGGGTTATAGTAGCAATTGCTGTAGTCCATAAGAGCATTAATTGGATATTCCAAAAAGGTAAGAAAGCTAAAGATTAGTAATAGTTAGATTAGTGTACACCTATCTAAGATTATAGGTGCAAGTGAACAGAAAGTTTCCATCAACTATGCTGGGATCCATCATAAGAAGACTCAAAGTCCCTGACTCTACCGCCTGATACCCTATTGAAATAGCGGATCCTCATCTTAGTTGGTCGCTCGATGGAACGAATTTGTTCCATCGGGTAGGGGGGAGGGGGGTCGAGAAAGCCAGCCCGATTTTCCGCTGACCAGTTCGCTCAAACAAAAAAAAATTTCCAATTTGTCACGATTCATCTCGAAGACCGCAAATATGGTTGTGAATGAGTTTGATATGGACACCGCACCCCTTGTTAGAAGTTCCCTCAAAAAAGGAACAAATCGCTATGGGAGCAGAGAAGCTTCTGCAATATTGGGAGCGAAGAGAAGGAGCTATCGAAAGAGAGCGAGAAGACCCATATCGCTTTGGAACAGAATTACCGCATTGGAAACTTGCTGACGATCAACTCGCAGATCATTCAGAGCTTTTAATATGTGGAGGCAACCGCTCTGCGAAAACAAATTTTTGTGCGAAGCGAGTAGTCGAATGTTTAGTCAAAAACGCTGGAGCGACAATTTGGTGTTTCACGACATCCTCTCAAAACTCAATCGCTCATCAACAAGCGATCATTTATCATTACCTCCCCAAAGAGTTCAAAAAGCTTGGTCGCTCAAGAACCTATTACGTCTCTTATTCAAATAAGAACGGCTTTACCTCCGGATCTTTTATACTTCCGAATAAGAGCCAATGCGTATTTCGCAACTTCCAACAAGACATTAAAACAGTTGAAGGTGGAGAATGCGGATTGATAGATGATCCAGTTGCTGGAACTCATTCAATAGGTTGCTGGCTTGACGAAGAGTATAACCTTTCATGGCTTTCTACACTTCGCTATCGCTGTCTTACTAGAGCGGATTCTAAAGGAATCCCAGCTCGTATTATCAGTAGCTTCACAACGGTCTCAGGTTGGACAAATGTAGTTAGCCAATATTTGACCGGAGCTAGGACTCTTGAAACCAAGAAAGCTGAACTTCTCAACAATGAAGAAGTTCCAGTTTTACAGCATAGTATCCGCAACGCTCGAATCGTCTATTTTCACACAAAGGAGAATCCTTACAATTCTTGGGAAGCTACGAAGAATCAGCTTAAAGGAGCAAATCGTGATGAGATTTTAACAAGGGCTTATGGAGTCCCGACCAAGCCAGCTAACACAGTTTTCAGAAATCTTGATGACAAGGTCATCATGAAACATAGCGAGATTCCCATAATCAAAAACCCGAAGGACAATCCATGTACATATGTCCTTTCAATTGATCCGGCTGGGGCAAAACCTTGGTTCATGATACTGGTAGGAATCTCCGCAAATGGGACTCACTATGTCATAGACGAATACCCTGATCCTTCATATGGAGCATGGGCTGATATGGAGAAAGGAACTCAGGGAAGACCTGGGGAAGCTTGCCAGCCAAACGGCTATGGAATCGCTGATTATGCTGAAGTAATCAGGGAAATGACCAAGGGGCTTGAGAATGTTGATATGATCATAGACCCTCGTCTTGGATCTGCGAGCTATCAAAAATCAGAAGGGACTTCCAACATCATAAGCGACCTTGCTGATGAAGAAATTTATGTAAATCCAGCCGAAGGCTTAGACATTGAAACTGGTCTTCAGGCAATCAATTCACTTTTAGCTTACGATACATCGAAACCCATTGGTTTCGATAATCACTCAAAGCTTATATTCAGCGACAAGTGCGGTAATACGATCCATTGCTGTTCTAACTATCAGGTAGAGCATGGGCCAAAAGGAGTCTGCAAAGATGGAGTCGATTCACTCAGGTACGTCGCAATAGGGAATTACAAATACTACGAAGATCATGAATTGGTCTCGACCGGAGCTGGAGGATACTAATGGCAATTATAAACAAAAAGCTAGTTGATGGCATTAAAGTAGAACTCGATCATTCTGAGATTCAGTACTGCCAAATGGTTGGCAGAAACCGAAGCTTGGTTGCTCGTGGCAACAATGTAAAAGACGCGAAAATGGGCAATCAGGACGGAGCTGATGCTGATGTTTTAGGCTTTATGGGAGAATACGCTTTCGCAAAGCATTTCAATCTATTCCCTGACATTGGATGGAGTCCAAGAAGCGGATCCCAAGACGGCGTCTACAAGGGAAAGCGATACGATGTTAAATCAACAAAGAATCAAACCTCTCAGTTGCTTTGCACATTAAAAGATAACCCTGATGTGGATTTCTATGTCTTATGCGTAGTACAAGGATCAGTTGTTGAGATTAAAGGTTGGGCTTGGAAGAGCGAATTAGTCAAAGAGGATAATAAAGTAGATTACGGCTATGGTTGGAGCTATGGATTGGATCAAAGATGCCTCACCCAATTCAAGGAGGACGGCAAATGAGGGACGAAGAATTAATGGAAGACGCCCTCCAAAAGTTTAAAAGCGAGGCTCGATCAAAATTCCTAAAAGGAATCTTGGAACATAATCCTGACGGAACAAAAGGTCTATCAAGGATGCATCTGCTTCAAAAGATAGATGCGTGTAAAGAGGAGGTCATCGACTTGTGGTTTTACCTCTATGCGATGGAACAAGACATTTGTGAAGGGAGACGCAACGACTGATGGCATTTCGCTGGATTTCAATGTTTAGCGGAGCTGGTTGTGGTGACCTTGGATTAGTACGAGCTGGACATGAGATTGTCGCTGGTATCGAGAACGACAAACAAGCAGCAGGGGTTTTCGCATACAACTTTCCCGGTGTTCCAATATTCTCAGATATTGAAAAAGTCACCGCTGATGACCTACCCGATGCCGATGGGGTTTTATACTCATTCCCATGCCAAGATCTTTCCGTTGCTGGTCAACGGAAAGGATTAGAAGGAGACCGATCTACACTTTATGGAGAAGCAATCAGAATTATTTCAGGACTTAAAGAGCGTGGGCTTATCCTCTCGCTTGCCGAAAACGTTGCCGGACTCATGTCCAGCGGAGATAAAAACGACTTTGCTAGGTTCATCAAAGACCTATCCGAAGTCGGGCATCGTGAGATCGGATGGACGCACTTGGACTCTCAACACGTCGCCTTCAGTTTTCCACAGAATCGAGGGAGCGACAAACGAGGAGTTAGGCAAGCAGTCCCTCAGCGGAGGTTGCGAGTGTTTGTACTTGGGACTCTCTGCGATATTGGATCCGAAGCCATTGAAGAAATATTCACTTTCAAACACCGCGTGTCAGGGCATTTTAAGGAGGGCAGAAAAACGAGGAAAGTTGGAAAGTCTCCCCCCGATCCTAAGGCAAGCGCTCGAATCTACTGCAAAGAAGTAGCTTCGACACTTCAAACAAGTTGCAATGACTACTCAAGAGCTGACAGCTTTGAGATGGTAACTCAATGCACTTGCTACGAAAACCATGCTCAGGATAGTCGCATCAAAGAGACTGGAGAAATTAGCCCCACTCTTACAAAGAAGGCTGGTACTGGAGGGAATAATTTACCCATCTTAACTCAGGGCTGTAATGTCTATGCTGGAGTTGTAACTGGAGATATTGCTCCAACTTTAACTTGTGCATCAGGCATCAGTAATGCAACTGGGCCAAAAGTTTGTTGCTGGAATGGAGATCATACTCCAAAGGCAAAAGAAGATGTATCTTTAACATTACGCGCCCAGCAAGGAGGTGAAGGAATGGGTTTTGCTCATGCAGTCGCTCTCGCTGGTAAATCAATTGGACGAAATGAAAAATGCGACACTAATGGACTAGGTATCAGCGATGATGGAGTTCAATACACTTTAACAATTGGTGACACTCATGCGGTATCACATGATTTGATTGTCCGTAAAATCACTCCTTTGGAGGCAGAGCGTCTTCAGGGTCTATCAGATGATTTCACTAAGTTCAGGGAAGACCTTGAGCTGGTGGACAACAAATGGATCAAGAAAGGTAAGGTTATAGAACTCAAAGACGCACCAAGATACCGGATGTTAGGAAATGGAATCACCGCTCATGTCATGGAGTGGATAGCAAGGAGAATAAGTTTGGTTACAGGAAAATGAAAATTTCAGGAGACAAAATTAAGGAAGTTTTAAAGCTAAAAGCTGATGGAGTCACTAACGCCAAGATTGCTAAGGATCTAGGAATAAGTACTGCCAGCGTAGGAAGAATATTAAAGGCTGATAAAAAGCTACAAGGTGAGGAACTCAAAGCGTGGGTCTACAAATTATGCCCCAATCCAAGGATCATATTTATCCATTTTGGCGACTTTGACAATGTCTCCAAATGTGTTGTTAGAGCTAACGGCAACCACTTTTTAGACAAGCCATTGAAAGTTAAAAGGATTGAAACATCAGATGAAGAACTATTTCGGGAGATTTGAGAGCAGAAAAGAGACTGAAGAAAGAATAGGAGCTATGTTAAAATCTTTAGTCATTGAAACAACTTTGTATTGCTGGGTGTTCGATAAGCCGTTCCCAAAGTTTACGAGAACCCAAATAGCAGATTACTGCGGTTGTTCAAATGATACCATCAGAAGAATCGAAGAAGACGCTTTGAGCAAATTGAATGATAATTCTGCAAAGTGAAAGATATGGCAGAACTAGAAAACGAACTTTATGAACACGAAACGAAGCCTGACATCGATTTTCTCAAAAGCGATTTTGACAGATGTAGGCATAACCTTTCTTACCACTTAGACCTTGCAGAAGAAGCTAGGGACATTCGTAGAAATGTTTGGGTAGGCAAGTCAAAGACTGGAAGAAAAGAGGATCCTGATGCATTTCCTTGGCAAGGAGCCAGCGATTTAGAACCAAATTTAGTATCACCACTAATTGATGGAGACATCGCTCTTTTGAAATCCTCAGTTAACAAGGGTAACCTCATTGCTTCACCAGTTGAATCAAATGATATTACTACTTCGGCAATCGTCACCCAATTCATGCGATGGAGGATGTCTACGATGGACGAACTTCCAAGAGAAGTAGGTGTTGCTGCCAACTATTTGCTGGAACAAGGACTTTGTTTTTTAGGCGTACATTTTCGTAGGGAAGTGACTAGGGTTTTACAACCCATCACACTTCAGGAGATTTCAGCCCTTTCTCCTGAGCTTGGTTCTGCCATAACCGATCCCGACATGAAGGAAGGCGCTTTGGATCTTGTTCAAAGCGCCTTCCCTAATCTTTCCAAGAAGCGAGTCAGAAAAATGGTTCGTGACTTAGCTTCCAAAGGTGAAGCTGAGATTCCACAAGAAAAGGTCATAACTAACAGACCGACAATTAAAGCCTACGAGTTAGGCAGAGATCTAATTGTTGATTCAAATATTCTCGATCTTGAAAGTGCGAGAGCAATTTACACAGTTAACTATTACTCACCGGAGCAACTAAAAGAGAAAGTTGTGACTGATGGATTCGATGCAGACTTTGTCGATGAGGTGATCACAAATACGACCGGAGACTATGATCATAAACACGATGGTTATTCAGAGGCTACTATGTATGGTGACAACGCTCCTGACCATTATGATGGATTAATCCGACTAGTCGGCTGTTACCGCAAAGAGATTGATGAAGATGGAATACCAATTTGCACTTACACTTGCTTCAGCGAACAAGCAGAGGGTTATGGTAAAACCTACACTATGTCTGCTGATGAGGGTAGGTATCCATTCGTAGCTATAACACGAGAACAGCTTTCTCGCAGATTGCTTGATAGTCGAGGTTACCCTGAGATCCTTCGCAGTTATCAGATTTGCGTTAAGAGTCTGATGGACGCGCGAAAAGACCGAGAAAGTCTATCAACTTGTCCTCCTTTAGAATATAGAATCGGAACGCGTCCTGAGAGGATCGGAGCTGGTAGTCAAATTCCAGTCAGAAGGCGCGGTGATATTGGGTACATGGAAATCCCCCCTCAAAGTGGAGATAATATGGCTGTTGAAATGCAGATCCGTGAGCTGGCTGAAAAGCTTACCGGACGAGCTACAAGTCAAGCTGATGCAGTCGAAGCAAACTTGATTCGTCAGTCTTTGGTGAACAATTTTCTTCACGGCTTTTCCCAGGTTCTCAAGAAGATGTGGGCTTATGATCGTAGCTATAATTCTGAGGTTTGGTTCAGAGTCACTCAGAACGCTCGTGGTCAAAATATCATAATGGATGAAATGGCATCGATCTACGATTTCCAGCTCACATTTAACTCGATGAACAATGACGAGGAGAAGGTAGTCTCGAAGCTAGAGATGATTGGTAAAATTATGTCACAATTTGATCGTCAGGGTGTTAGCCGATTTGACCAGTACCTCAGAGTATTCATTGATGCTATTGATCCGAATTTATCCGATCAATTGTTGATACCTCAGCAAGAAGCTTCGACCAAAGAAATTATCGAGACTTCCAATGACATAGCCAAGATTTCTAGCGGTCAGGTAGTCAACGCTCCCCAGCAAAATGCAAATCCACAATTACGACTTCAAGTTATCCAGCAATACTTGCAAGGAACCGAAGACATAAGTGGTGAGGACATTCAAGCTAGGCTCCAACAAGATGAAAAGTTTAAGGCTAGGCTGGAGAAATATTCCAATCAGTTAACCTTCATGATTCAGCAACAAGAGAACGCTAGAACTGGAGCCTTAGGAACTACTGCTGGAAATATCCCAGCATCTGTAGCGGTATGACAGAATTATTAAATAACTATCACTCCTATAAACAGATCAAGTTGTCTGTGACTTAAAACCAACAATGATCCACCGCAATCCATATATAAAAATTAAACCAACCACACTTGGGCCAAAACACGATATATAGAACCAATGTATTCCAAATTGTGAGTCGAGTACACTAAAGCTCAAGCTAAAGCTCCCCTTAGCAACATAGAATAGCCAATAATTATCATACTTAATCCTATTTTCCGAGCTTACCTCCCGTGAATAAGTTACGCCAGCTTCTTCCTGTTGAGCGAGTAATAATTTAGCAACTGAAGCTGTTTTTTCCCAACTATAATAACACCAAACATTAAATCCTACTATCCACAGAAAACTACAAAGTAACCAAATTCTCATCCAAGGATTTTTAAAAAACTTTTTCATATTAATTTTAATAGCCTTAAACATATTTCCTAACAAATAAAAATGACATTAGCAGAAGCAGTAAAAGCATTAAGGCATAACGATGATTTTAAGGTGATTCTTGAAAATCTATCCAAGGAAAGAGAAGTCTTAATTAATGACTTTCACCAGCCTGAGGTTTTAGAAAATCCCCAAGCTTTAGCTCGACTAGGTGGAGAAATTGCATCCGTTGATCGGATTATCAAATCACTCACTTATGAGTCGGAGTGAATCTATCGGTTAATTTGACCCTTCCCCTTTTTTGCATCTAGATAACCTTGTTCATACCCTTTGTCCCAGCCTGAAGAGTATCCATCATCGCTTCCATTTTCATACCCCCAATCGTAATCATTTTCGTAATAATCAGGTCTCTCCCTATCACTTTCTCCGCACCCAACTATAAGCATAACGAAAAAAAAGATAGTTTTGTTTTTCATCTAAAGGAATCCTCCCTTTTTAACTAAATCCTTGGCAATTTCGTAGACAGTTTTATCAACAGATTTTTTTGCGCCATCTAGCATTATTTGAATTAAGTCATCGGTCATCCTACGATTTCTTTGTTCAGAAAGTTTGAAGTGACTAAGATAAGATTGGCGAACAGCGTCATTAATTTCGTCTTCAAAGTGGTATTCAATAAATTTAATAACTTCACGGAGTGTTATCGATTCCTCATTTCCAAATCTTCTTTTAAAAAGTGATTCAAGTCCACCTTCGACGAATTTTGCCTCTAAATCTGACTTGGCTTGTTTTGACTCCTCCATCATGAGCCAAAAGGCTTGGCTATTTTCTTTCTTTTGCTGTTCCGACATACAGCCAATCATGAATGTAGTTATAAAAAGAATGATTAATGTAAATCTCATCTATCCAACAAACCACTTTCCTAATTTTTCGTCAATATTTCAACTCTGAGCTTTGAGCCTTTAATTTCTGCATACTGAGTAATGACGAGCATCCGCTCGTAGAGAGAGTGCGAACTCCAGTTAAACGCAGAAATTATGGAAAATACAGATATTACCAGCGAGACTTCCGCTGAAAACGAAGTAGACACTAATGCTAACACCAATCTTTCGCTGGAGGATTTTGCTTCTTCATTCATGGAGAAAGTCGAAACCAACGCGAATGAGTCTTCAACCGAGGCGACAGATGATATTACGGAAACAGAAGTCGTAGATGCGGAAGAAGAGGAGTCAGAAGTTCTTTCCCAGTCTAACACCGAAACCGAGGATGAATCTGAAGAAGAGGAAACAGAGGAATCGGATGAACCTCAACCAAAGGGATTATCAAAAGCTATTAAGCAGATTGGACGTCTTACCGCTCGTGCAAAAGGAGCAGAGGAAGAAGTACAATCCCTAAGGGAAGAGATCCAATCATTAAAGTCTTCGCCAGCAAAAGAGACCCAAGATCAGAAACCAGCTCTAGACAAAGTTAACTCTTTGGAGGATTTGGAAGCTCTGAGAAAAGAGGCTCTTTCAGCAAAGAAGTGGGCAATGCAAAACATTGGTCGTGACTATGTTGAAATTGACGGCAAGGAATACGAAGATCAGGACATCCGGAACATCTTAACTGAAGCTGAAGATCACTTGTCAGAACGGATACCCGAAAGGGCAAAATATCTACAAGAGAAACAAGCTTGGGCAGAAGATACTGCCAAAATGTTTCCCTACATATACGAAGCCGAAGGCTCCGAATATGAAAGGTATGTTCAGATCAGGCAAGCTCCTCAATACAAAACGATTTTGGATAACCTTCCAAATGGAGATTTTGTAGCTGGAGTCCTATGTAAAGGAATTGAGGCAATCGAAGCAGAACAGAAAACAAAACCTAAAGCTAAGAAACCTCAAAGCCCACCACCTGATGAAGGGGGAGCGGTAGCTCCACCAGTTCAGTCGAAGGAAGTTAGACAGCAGAAAGCGAAAGAAAAGGCTCTAGGAAAAGGCAATGTATCAGTCCGCCAATTTGCAGAATTTCTAACTTAACAAACAAACTTTTATACTACTATGGCTCAAGCAACATCATACGGAATAACTTCAGTTCAGGGGGCGAGGGAAGACCTCAGCAACCAACTCAAACGTGTCGCACCCGAAGACACTCCAATGTACTCTCTTCTCCCACAATCAGCCGCGCCAAAAGCGGTCGAAACAAGCTGGATTGCAGATACTCTCGACAATCCATCATTTGGAACTCCTCCAATCGATGGAGCAGATTTAGCATTTCCTTCTGCTTCTTACACAGATGAAATTGCAAATCGCGTACGATTAGGAAACTTAATTCAAACCTTTCAGAGACAATCGAGTGTTAGTCCTATCGCAGAGGCTATCGATGTAAGTGGCCCACAGACCTCACTTTTGGCGGCGTCAAAAGCTAGAGTCTTGACCCAGCTCAAAACTGACATAGAAGGTGCAATCGGATCTTCTAATGTACAATCTGCTGGATCCTCTACTGCTGGCTCAAAAATGTCAGGTCTTCTTCATGTTACAGATCCAGCATCGACTAGTGGGTTTTTCAGTACTACTGCAAAGCAAGGATTTAGATCGGTAAGCGGAAGTAGACACGGATCAGGAACTCTCACCGAAGGTGCGTTTCGGACTGTTGTTCAGTCTATATACGAGGCTGGAGGTAAAGCCCAAAACTACCGCTTGTTCTGCGGAAGTTCGATCATGAATGCTCTTACTGGATTCAGTCGAGCAACCAATATCGTTGGAGGAACTCAGGCAAACTTTGATGCAAATATTCAAGGTACTACTTTGACCCTCTCTGTTGTAGAAATCATCGGAGATTACGGAAAAATCGTAGTGATTCCTGACCTTTTTATTAACAGGACGAGTGGATCGGGACTTACCGCATTATCAAAGAAATCGGGAGTTCTTATTCCTGAAGATGACAATGTAAGTCTCAAAATGCTTCAGCCTATATCAGTTCAGGATCTTCCTGATGTTGGTGGAGGCGGTGAGCGTTTTCTCACTAGGGCGATTCTTACCTTGTGTGTTTTGAACCCAAGAGCATTGGGATCAATCATCTCAGTTTAATCTTTAAATTTTAACCAATGGCAAGGGCTGGGACTGCGTAGCGGTCTCAGCCTTAGTCGCATCTATAAATCATGTCTTTAAATATAATAGTCAGAAAAGGTGGACGAAAAATGAGTGACGAGGAACTAGCTCATTATATGTCCAAGCAAAACGAGGAAGCTGTCATTCGTGAGAAAGCGACCTATAAGGAGAGATCACGAAGGATCCGCAAGGAAGCCGAAAATATCCAGCTACCCAAAGGAATGAAAGTTCAGGGCGTTTACGATGCCCGAACCTACTTTCGTCATGAAGCTGAAAACCCAGGTTGTACTTCAGATGAAAGCTACATGAGAGAGCTTCGTAGGGACAACGATGAGATGAAAATGTGAGGACGATTACCTACCAAGATCTACTTAAGAAATACACTTCATTAAGAGGTGTAGACTTGTTGCTGGATTCGGAAAAAACCGATTTCAGTAATTCACTCAATCACCGAATAAAACAGATTTGGGTGAAGGCAAAGTGGAGTGATCTGTTGGTAGTTGTCGAAAAGACAATTCAAGTAATTAGTACCGATACCTTAAAAGCTGAAAATGCTGTCAGAATAGATGATGCTATTGATCTCTATGATGTCTTCGGGGTTTATAACAAAAACCCATATGAAGATACCGGAGCTATACGAATCGATCACACTTTGATCGATGGTTATTTAGTTCTACCAAGATCAACTACAGCCACATCTGTATTTGTGGTGGGATCGAAGGTTCCAGCAGACGACTACGGAGAGGGATATTTTTCAGGTCAAGGTAGGACAGATATTCCGGCATTCATGGAGTGGGCGTTACTTAGTTACGCAATGCATGACCATTTCTTGGCAGATGGGCAAAGCGACAAAGCATTAGTCGAACTACAAAAAGCTCAAGAGTATCTAGCAGAGGCAATGGAAAGATTTGAGCGAATCGAATCTCAAAACAAAGTCTCAGTTAATACCTATCCTTCATATCATACTACCAATCTAAATCTTGCTCAAAGAAACATATGATCAAATCCTTCTCAGTCTGCGCTAACGATAGGGCAAAGCGAGAAGTCGCCTTGCTCATTAAAAGCATTCGTCAGTTCTACGACTGCCCGGTATTCGTATCTTGCGATATATCAACTAAGACTTTCTTGGAAAGTCTTAGGTTCAAAAATATCGAGTATAGAGTCAATCTTGAGCCTGAAAACTTAGAGCGTAAAGATAGGCTTGTTCGTCATGTGGTAGACCAAAATGATTTTCATTCCAAATCTATCATTTTATCCAAAATGGATTGCATCGAGTGGGCATTAAAATCAACTGATGAAACTACCTTTGTTGATGCCGACATAGTTTTGATAAAGCCTATCAATGAGGATATTGATCGATCAATGGAATTGATGATTTCACCTCACTTCCATGTTGAGGATAAGGTAAAGCAAAACCGAACATATGGAGCGTTCAATGCTGGTTACCTTTGGACAAAATCAAAAGACTTTCCACAAGCGTGGAGAGATGTCTATCTAACTCGATCTAAGTTCTATGAACAAGAGGGTTTGATCCATATGTTCGAGCAATTCGACATAAGGACATTTAGCAAGAATCATAATGTTGGTTTTTGGAGATTCGCTAAAACATGGAATCGTGGGAATCTCAGTCTTCAGGATTCGGTTGAAAATTGGGATAAGGTTAAGTCAGTTCATTTCCATTCCTTCCCTGAAACTTATGCTCATGCCGATAAAGGGCTAATCAAAGGATATGATCTATTGAAAGAGATCATATTTCCCAAGTTGCCGGACGAACTAAAGGAGTTTGCCAATGCTATATAGCAAGGTAAATACCTGGGCTTTTGTTCATGTTCCCAAGAATGCTGGAACATCTGTAGAGGCTCCTTTTCTCAGGTATAGTAATCCTGATTTTGAAAGCGAAAGATCTCATTACCAAGTCGATGCATTTGAGGTTAAACCTCAGGCTCATCATAACAAATGGAACTATTGGTCAGAGCGTCCTGAAGTAAAGGGATTAACCCCAGTTGCATTGTTACGGAATCCTTGGGATAGGGCATTATCAATTTATACCTACAACCTTAAAAACGCTTCTAAAAACCTAGATCAGGATTGGGGTCAGATAGATCATGGAATCTTAACAAAGCAAGGTTTCAAAGAATCTTGGATGGATGGTGGATTCTTCGTAGATGGACATGGAAGGCAGTTTGAATACAACGAAAAAACTTGTCGAGCATGGGGTCAGGATGATGACCAATATTCATGGCTAGAAGGCGAAGGTAAATGGTTCAGGATAGAAGACCAATGGGATGACTTTTGTTCCTTCACTAAACTACCTAAGCCCAAGAAAATCAACACTACCAAAAGAGGCGATTATAGGAATTACTACGACGATGAGTTAGCCGAAAGAATAGCAACTTTGTTTGCGAGAGATGTAGAGCTAGGAGGTTACACATTTTGAAACTATTAATCATATGCCTGACTCTTCTTGCTGGTTGTTCAATGAAGCAATGGTATCCAACTATGGGAGCTGTAGTTGGCGGTGGAGCTGGATCATTAGGTGGCCCAGTTGGATCTGCTCTTGGAGCTGGAGGTGGAGCATTGATAGGTGAGGTTGTTAAAGGTAATGCGGAAATTGAAGAGGCGAGAGAAACCATTTCAGCTTTATCTCATGGCGATGTACAAAAGTTGGTCGAGAAGGGAATGGAGCAACACGCCAGCGGATTTGAATCATTCACAACCACAATCAAACGAATCCTGATAGGAGCTTTTGTAATTCTTCTTTGCTACCTTGCGATCCCAATATTTGTAGCTCGAAAATGTTCGAGGTCTGAGGCTCAAAAACACCTAACTCGTCCACCTTTTCCGACGAAATGATGATGATATATCAGAAGGTCTTGGAGAATGCGTCCCAAAAAATTGAAATTACTGAATAAGCAATCGAAATAAATATAACCACCACCACAATCATAATCATAATTCCAAATTGTTTCGAGCTCATCTTCCCTTCGCGCATTTTATCCAATTTATCAATATACTCTAATGCATAGGGGTTATCTCTCCACTTATGACGCAAATCATTAAAGTTGTCGGTTACATAATCAAGCTCTTGTGTGATCAAAGATTCGATTTCCTGTTGTTGTTTTTCCTCATCCGAAAGATCAAAAAAACCAACTTTGTGTTTTCTGCCACAATTTGGGCATATCGTTCCATTAGCATCAGAGTGTTTTGCCCCACAGTCAGTACAATTCATTAATCCCATAAAAAATAATAATATCTAAATTTTTAGTATGTAAAGATGAAAAACCTCAAACTACTAACTGAAAAATACAAATCCCTAACCAAGCGAGGAAAGATGATCACTTGCCTACTTATTCTTATGATTCTGATCTTCATACTCGATCTCTTTGCCTAGAAATTCATGACCACAATCAGAGCATTTAAAACAATTTTCGAGCGTTTCGATAGTAGATATAGGATAGCTGTTTGGCGGACTTTTATGAATATCACGAACAAGTTCATCATAAATAAATGTCCCGCCTTTCTTATTACATTTTGGGCATTCAACCCCTTCTTTAGGGTTACCAGCTGGATACCAATTATGCTTACACATCCAACATTGCCACAGCCCTTTAAAAGTCAAAGTCGAATATGCCTCCCCTCGTCCCAATTCTTTGTGTCCTCCCTTTGTGTCGCACTTCGGGCATTTCATAAATTTGTCTTCAAACTGAGCCAAGAGAAAACATCCAATTACAAGAAATAAACAAGACCCTAGAAATGTCACAAAACCATGAGCCAAAAAATCAAAAAATGTCCACGAATCTTCAAAGTTTTTTAACACCTCATAAAGAGGGTACAACAGGCTTAAGATATAAAACCAAAAACTACCTATGAAACTTCTTATTTTCATTTACCCAAATTACTTACCTAAAAATTTAATTACAATCAGCTAATGGATAGAGCAACGATATTTGGAATGACTGGTACATTTGCCTCATACGGCTTAGGGCAAATCCACGCCATAGTCGGTATTATTGCTGGTCTAGCAACCATCATTTACATGAGCATCAAGATTTGGGAGTTGCTTAAAAAATGAGTCGTTACCGGGCATATGGCAAATTAGATGACCCTTATATCGAAGAGGGTGATACATTCTTTAACAGAATGAATAGTCGTGTTCGCCCATCACAACTTCAGGCTGGAGAAGTTCAATTAAGTAAAAATGGACGAATGGATATTGATGGAACTTGGCAACCTAGAAAGGGAGTCGAAACTCTTGCTGGTAAAATTACACTAGATCAAAACTCTACTTTACTGCCGTTTGTTATAACCAAGGCAAATAGGGAAAATGATGTAATAACAATAACTTTACGCTTTAGCCCGAATAGAAGCTTTAAGGTCGGAAATCAAATAACCATTGAAGGCATTACTGGATTTACTACAGACCCAAATGGAACTTACACAATCTCCTCAATTAGCTTTGTAAACAAAGAGATTAAATTTGCTCAGGTTGGAGGAGATGAATTTTTCGTTTGTTCTGAAAATTCAATTGCTGATGGAGGATCAAGAATTTCTACAAAACTTGATTTTACTTTATTAGATCAAGGTTCAGCCACTAGTGTATTTGGGTCTGCATTATTCTCAGACCCAAGCTCTGAGTTTATTGATGATTTTATCTTCACAGCCACAGATAGCTACTGCTCTATACTTAGACTCAAGGACAAGCTAGAGTTTAGAGCTAATTATCCATCAGGTGAACGCGTAACTAAGCGATGTCAGTTGCTTCAAGCCTTCAGTAAGCTTTTTATATTCCGGCAAGATAAAACAACATTGGTCTCAACGCCTATTTTATCAACGGCATTAATCACTAGCGCTTCTTTAAGTGGGAGTGTAGTTACGATTAATGCGACCGGACATGGTTTAAATGGTAATGACTATGTCACTATTTCAGGAATACAAAACTTCACAACAAATCCCAATGGGGCTTATTTAGTAACATCAGCAACAGCTAATAGCTTCACCTATGAGATAGAAAATAGTGGCTCTGAAACTTACAATGTCTTTGGAGCAAGCGCTGGTTACTTCTCTAATTTCACTAATGTAAAAAGCGGTCAGTATACAATGCCCAGTTACATTATTGATTCTAACGCGACATCAGCAAATGGAGTGGTAACTATCAATGAGACCAATCATGGGTTAGAACTTGGTCAGGAATTAACCATTGTGAAAGGGGAGGGTAATTTCTCGAATCTTGCTGATACAAAAGTTAAAGTCTCATCCACAACTGCTGATTCATTTGAGTTTAATTTAGCAGTAGAGGACACCGCAAGTGAGTTGCTCGTCTTATCACAACGGACTCCAATATCTTACTTTATTCACCAACCTGCTGCCCCCTTTGGAGTATTGAATCAGAGGAGGCTTTGGCTTCCTTATTTCTTTACCTCTGATTCAAATCCAACAAAGCGTCCAACTACAGATGAAATCATCGCTTCTGACATTTTGGATTCTGACACTTATGATGTAATCGGGAATCAATTTAAAATAACCGGAGGCAGTTCAGACTTCATCACAGCAATTGAACCTTTTACCGAAAACACCTTGGTGGTTTTCGGTAGGCGATCCGTCCATCGTCTAAATGGAGTAAGCGGATCCCTTCAGGATGTTCAGGTTAATGTGATCACTCCTGATCTAGGATGTGCGTCAAGAAACTCAGTAGCCCAGGTCGCAAACAAGATGATCTTTCTTAGCGACCAAGGTGTGTACGCACTTACCTTTATGGATGAGTACAATCTTCGTGGACTAGAAGTTCCATTATCAGAGCCGATCACTCCAACCATGCAAAGGATCAACCAGCAGTATGTTGATCAGGCGACTGGAGTCTATTTCGATAACCGATATTTCTTGGCAGTACCTTTAGATGGAGCAGTAGAAAATTCTCACATCCTTGTTTACAATTTCATCAACCAAGGCTGGGAATCAATCGATTCAATTAACAGCCTGACATTCAATGTCAGAGATATGGTAGTTGGTAGAGAGGGATCTCAAAACTTTTTATACCTTATCAGTTCAAGTGGATCTATCCACAAATACGAAGGATATGAGGGCGGTGATCAGATCAGCATAACGACAGCTACTGCATCACCTCAAATACTTGATGTCTCAAGCGAACTAAGAACAAGGGAATACGCGTTTAAGACGATCAATAGAAAGAACTTTAATAGGGCTGAAGTTCATATGAAATCTAGCCCTTTTTCCAAGAGTAATGGAACAATTCAATTTCAAACAACTGATCCTGATTCAGTAAGATCTGCTAGAAGTGTGGATACCCTACTTGGAGCAGAATTAGACTCTAATGAAGATACCAGCATTCGATCAAGCGTCAGGCTAAGAGGGTATGGTTGCTCTGCAACAATTACTCCAACCAAAGGCAGACCCTATGTCAGGGCAGTCAAACTGGACTCAAGAATTATTAACCGACAAACCACATCTGTAACTTAATCATGGCTATTTTAAACAAAGGAACAACTTACGCAGAAGGCTCTTCTGTTACTGCAAATAATTTAAATGAACACGTGGACAATGCCCAGTTTGTTGCTGGAGCTGGAAACACAACTGATGATTCAACACTTGAGGTTCATGCAGATGGATATTTGAAGATCAAGGATGGTGGAATTACATCTGAAAAATTGGCATCTGATGCAATCTCAGGGAACGATACTATTGTAATCAATAATAACAATTTTACCTCTAATTCCATCAATGGAGATAAGTTGGTTAACCAATCAGTAACTTCTACTCAAATTGCAAATGGAGCTATAGATTCTTCAAAGCTTGCGAGTGGCTTAACAGTTACTCCATCCGCTCACACTCATAGTAATGCAAGTTCATCAAGCGCTGGTTTTATGTCTTCTACTGATAAGACTAAGTTAGATGGCTTGAGCGCGAGTAGCGGTGGAGGTTCAAATCAAAATACTAGTGGTGAAGTTGCTCTTGGCAACGCTACTCAAGAAAGTGGGTATAGTGTAACGATTGATAAAAATTTATACATCGATGCAGAAGAATACAACACGAGTCATTCTGATGGAGCTTTGGTTCTAAATATTCATCAAGACCTTCGGGAGTGGCCCGATGGTACACAAGGTCATCGAGGTCTTTACACATCTAATGGAGGTACACCAAGTAAAACTATAAATGGTGTTTCTTACGCCTCTAATAATTTTGCTACGATCAAACAATCGGTTTATTCATATCATCCAACGATCAATGGCTTTGAAGGAAATCCCGGTGTTGTTCAGCATGAACATTTTGCAAATTGGAGCAGATTTACAGGAGGTGTCGGTTTTGATGCTTTGGAGTACGACTTCAGATTTCAAAAAATCGTAGGAGCTTGGCCCCCATTCTTCTACGACAATGGATTAAAATTTAGATTCCAAGCATACCAAGATACTAGTAGTGCGAACATTTTCTACACATCATCAGTTTTACCATATTCATTTGAGTATACCTTCGGGATACCTACTAGAAGATGGGGTAGAATCTTTACTGGTTATGCAGTAGATACAAGTTCAGACCGAGACTTAAAAACTGATATTGAGGAGTTGGATGAGGTTGAGAAAAGAGTAGCGGTTAAAGCGAAAGGTTTGATCCGAAAATTCAAATACAAGATCGCAGTTGAAAGCAAAAAAGAGAGAGCTAAAACTCACTTTGGAATTATCGCTCAAGACTTAGAGCAAGCCTTTATTGATGAAGGTTTAGACCCATCAAAATACGGAATCCTCAAGAAATACGATGTTTGGGTTGGTGAAGATGAGGACGGCAACCGCAAGCAAGAGACTGCCGAGTTTGAGGGGGCAACTAAGAAGGAAGAAATGTCGGTAAGGTATGATGAATTATGGGCATTCATCATTTCAGCTTTGTGATGGGTAGCCTAAAAATAGAACTTTTAAACAAGCTCAAGCATTTGCCACCATTTGAGCAAGTGGTCTCTTTGTACGAAAACAAATCAGAGTTTTTTAAAGAGATGCATAACTATTTGATTGGAGGTCTTGTAATCTCCAATCCACAGCTTTTTATGATGCTAAAACCAATTGATGGTTCCGCAGATCCGCAAGGGCAATGGTATGTGAAAAATCCTGACACATGGTATGTTCGTTGGGTAGCTGGTCAGGGTCAGCTAAAGGCAATGATGGATAATGTAAGCCCACTACCATTTGTGATGTTTCGCAGAATAACACCAAATGGCGATACAAAGATTAGAACTTATAAATGGGAAACTATGTACAGAAAGGTAGCAGAAAATGAAGTTTAATTCAGAAAAGACACCTCCGAGAAAACAATATACACCAGTTTTTATGGATTCATCAGGGCAGATGTATTCGCAATCGTTTAGACCGATGAACAGCCAAGACGCCCAAGATAACCCTATGCTTGGGGTAGCTAATAAACGCGGAGCAGAATTGCAAGTTCCCCAGTATACAGCAATGAATCAAAATGCATTTAATTATGGTGGGGGAGGAAAGTATGGAACAGCAAAGAAATATAACCCAAACGCTGTACCAAGCTACGATCCAGTAAACCCACAAGAAGACGCTATCTCTCAAAGTCCTACATTAAAAAAGTCAGCTCAAGTTTTAAATCAAAACGCTCCGACTGGTGAGAGACTTGCTTTTATTAATCCTTTTGAGGAAGCAGTACTTAAAAATATGGGAGGATCGGGAAAGCCTTCTGCTGGAGGTGTTCCTTCTTATAAAAAAGGAGATGTAGATGCTCCTCCACCAAGAAACTATGGTCAGGAAACAAGAGACACATTACAAGCTCAAGTAGATTTAGCTCCTGATCTATATCGTAACGAAGCTCAGTTTCGTCCCCAATATGCAAACCTTGAAAGGGGGATCATGTTAGAACAGCTTGGTTTAGACCCAAGTATGGGGCTACTTCAGGCATATGAAGATCATATTGTACCAGCCCAAGGAAGACAGAAGGCGAGGGCAACCGCTGATGAAATTCAAATGATACAAGACCTTGGCCCAAAACTTGTAGAAGCCCAAAGGTCTGCCGATCCGTTAGCTGAAGGTATAAGGCAAGACATAATGGGTAGTGCAAAAGAAGGTCTTCGTGCGGAAAATCCATTTGATGATATGGTTTCTGATAAACAACAGAACCTTGGAGGTTCAGAGGATTTTGACAGAATTGTAAATCAAGCGAGAGAGGAATATCAAGCTGGTCAGGGTTTAACTGAGACTGAGCAACGAGACTTGGATCAACAAATTTTAGAGGGAGCTAGTGATCGGGGGATGGAAGATCAGAGAGCCACATTTGCGTCAGCCGTGGAACAAAGGCTGTCTGCAAATCGTCAATTAGGTAAGGACAGAACTAGTGGTCTCATAAACGCTCTTACCAATCGTGATCAATATGGAAGGCAAAGAGAAAATGATTACGCTAGAGCAATTTCAAACCAGCAAGCATACCGCCAGCAAGCTTTACAGAATGCTGGAACCGCGTATCAGATGGGTAACTTTGATGTTCTTCAAGCTTTGACCGGAAGATCAGGTAATGCCCCAATGATGGCTCAACAGCAATTCGGATCAGCCGGATTTTCATTAGATTCAAGCCCAGCGATATTTAATCCTGAGTCTCAATATGCTGGAGCGCTTGCGACACAAAACTATCAGGGACAGATGGATGCTCGAACCGCAACAGCTTCAAATCGGGCTGGTGTGTTACAAGGGTTAATGGGAATGGGCGGTGGAATTATAGGCGGTATGGCAAAGGGAGGAACAGGGCTTTTTAGATAGGAGGATATTTTATGAGTAGAAGACCATTTTACGGACAAACCCCAGCTCCTCCAATTGCGAGGATGGATATGCAATCAGCGACAGCGCCTGGGCGATCTTTTGCAAATGCCTTTAACCAATTGGGAATAGCAATCGGTGGAGCTATCGCAAAAAACGCAGAAAATAAAGAAAAGAAGGAAAATCAACAACTAGCAGAAAACGCATTTATTTCCGCTGGGATGCAACCTGAGCAAGCCAAGATTGCTTCACGAGATCCGCAAGTCGGAAAGATGCTACAGCAGTTCATGCAAATGGATGAGACTCGTAGGGTAAATGATGCCCAGCTTGCTCAAGGTGATCGTCAAATAGATATTCAAGGTCGGCAAGTGGGCGTTCAGGAGGATCAGTTGGGATTCAATATTGATAAGTATAATCAAGGTCAACAGAAGGAACAAGAACTTGAGGATGAATTGGAAGCTGGCAATCGTTTGATGATTTCTCCTACCGAAAGAATGCCAACTAGATCAGAGGGAGGTAGAAGAGTCCAAGAAGCTCTTATGAAGGGTGAACCACTTCCTCCACCAGCAAAGATGATCCAAGAAGATTCTCCAGTAGTTCAAGAATTACCTGACCGCTTTAAAGGTTTTGGAAGAAATGTTCAAGAAGCTGTTAAAGAAGGTAAAATTTCTCCGAGAGTTGGAATGTCCATGATTGAGGAAAAGAAAGCAATCGCTCAGGAACAAGCGAGTCGTGAGGCTGAGTTTGATGACAAGGTCAGTCTTGAGTTATTCAAACACAACTTGAAACAAGGGGAGGGAAAACAAGCTGATTTGAGTGGTTCGCTAGTTGTGAATGACACTATCGATAGATCTTTTGGTTTGATAACTCCATACTCAACTGGATTTGGATCATTCTTAAAATCGATACCTCAAACAGACGCTTTGGCTCTCAACAAATCATTAGAGACGATCAAAGCTAATATAGGTTTCGATAAGCTTCAGGCGATGCGTGAAGCATCGCCAACTGGAGGAGCCTTAGGTCAGGTCTCCAATCAGGAGCTTAGTTCATTACAAGCGGTTTTTGGTAACCTAGATCAAGCTCAGGATGATAAGGACTTGAAGTATAACTTAGGTCTACTTCGTCATGTTTATAATGATGTGGTTCATGGAAGAGGTAATCATCCTTACCTTCATCCTAACGACTCTAATTACAAAGAAATTCTACAAATGCCAGCGACTTCACAAGTGACCGGAGATCCTAATGCAGAGGCTTCTCCTGAGCTATTAGCAAGATTGAAAGAGTTGGAAGAAATGGAGAGTAAGAGGAATCTTGGGTATGAATCAGAGATGGGCAATAACGCCCCAACACCAGTTCAAAGAACTCCAGTACCAACAAGAAATAGCCCACTTCTTGATAGAGTCGAGAGTGGAGATCTTTTGGAATAATTATGCCTTCGGAACAAGAAGTACTATCCAAGATTAACGCCTTGGAGAACAAGCTTGGGATAGAAAAAGATTTCATCTCCCAAGCTGATGTTCTTTCTCAAATTAATGCGGTGGAGCAAAGAATTGCTAGTACTCCAATGTCGATAGATCAGTTTGTAGAAAAGAGACGAGCAGACTCTGTTAAGTCTACGAGTGAAAAAGCATCTGCTTTTGGGACTGGTCTTGTCGAAGGTGTAAAAGGAATGGCTAAAGAAGGAGGTGAAGCATTAGAAGAGGTTCCTTGGTATTGGGCGACTGGAGTAGGAGCTTTAGCCGATTACGATACACTTGGAGATATTCTTAATATAGGATCTAGAGACTTTACTAGATTCGCAAAAACCTTGGGTGGAGCCATCATGGATAAGGCTGGGCCATATTCTACCGCAGAAGAAATACAGCGAGAATATAAGCGGTATCGGGAAAACTTTGACTACTATGAAAAGGTTCGTCCAAAGATGCTTGAAAGCGATGACATTGAGCATAAAAAATTAGTTTCATTTGGAGCAAACTTCGTAGATCCATTTATGATCTTTCCGGTCGCAAAGGCTGGAGCGTTTGCTACCAAAACAACATTAAGGGCAACCCAAGCTGGACTGACTGCTGGAGCAAAACTTTCTAGATCTCAGGGTCTAGTAAATGTTGCCAACAAGATGAAAAGTTCTAGACGAGCTGTACAGAAGCTTGAAAGAGGAGTTGATATTGCTGGAAAGATCGGAGCGTACCCGACAGAAATGGCAGCAAGGGTAACGGCTAAAGCTTTAAGGAAAGGATTAAAGGGGACTTCCTATGTAGCTGGAGTCGGTCTTAAAGGAGTTGGTAGACTAGGGCAAGGGACGGCTTTTATGGCATCACTCCCAAGAAAGGCAGTTGAGAAAACAGCGAAAGCTATCAGCAAGAAGGCAGAAGATGTAAGCGGTTTTGCAGTTGGAGGTCAGTTGGTCGGAGGTGTGACTGGATCTATCCCATTGGCAATGGAGCTTGGTATCGCTGAAGGGGTCGGGCTAATTGCTAAAAAAGTAGGATTAGGATTTGGTGAAGTTCTCAAAACTCTTGGTCAGCCAGCCAGCAACAAAAGGTTTTTATATCGTTTGGCTACCAACAGCAAAGTCTCTCCATCTACACGAAAAAGAGCGATGTATGCTTATAATCACTATGGAACTGCGGTAGGTGATGCGATGTTCAACATGGTTGCTAACGGAGTCAGCGTTGGAGCCATAAATGCCGGACTAGCTGGGCTTGCCGGGGAAGACTATGAAAATATGGGAGCTATGGCTGGAGGAGGCTTTTTAGCTGGAGGTTTTATTCCAACTGGTCAGCAAGGGATGAAGGCTGGGAAAACTAATTTTGCGAGAGATACAGCCTCCATTGATGCTCATATGAAAAACAAGTTAACTGAAGATCAGCGGAAGGCATTTGTTAAAATGCCTAGACCAGCTCAGGTCATGTTATCGACTCTTCAAGAAGCTGGAATTGGATCTCCGAAGTTCATGATCATGGAGCCAAAGGCATACCTAGATTTTCTCAATGAATCTCGTAGACAGAATAACCTTCCTGAGTTGGATCGCGCTCCAAAGGGGCATTTTGATAAGCCAAGTCGGACTATTTACATCAACGAAAGTAATCTTCCACAAAGCTCAAGGGTAGCGACTGAGTTGATCGCTCACGAGACTGGTCACGATTTCATTTATCGAGCAATTGGAGATGATCCAACAATGCTCCAATTACTGCTTGAGCCGTACAGAACTAAAGAGGGTAAAGGTACAGCCTTTCATTACAGATACGATGACAAAGGAAATCCTCTTGGAGATCCGATATACCTAGATGATACGGCTGTTGCTATCCAAAGAGATTACGATTCAAAGCAAAGGGGTAGACCAGCAACCTCTGAGGACGTCGCAAAAGGCTTGGCTCAAAGAGAGGGAGAACTGATTGGGGGTATTTCGATTGGCAAAGACGCTTCCAAACTAGCTCAAGAAATTGGAGCCGAACAATTTGCAATGATGTTCACTAAGGATCCAAATGCATTTGAGAATTTTCATCCAAGACTAAGACGCTATCTGTTGGATTCCAGTAGAAGACTTCTTGGAATTTTAGGAGTGGTAGAACCAAGCTCAGGTAATCCATTGAGCAATCCAATATCAAAAGCTCAGTTAGATAATCCTTCGATCCGAAGGATCTATGAGAATTATGGTAGAGCAAGGGCAATTGAGCTAGATGAGAAAGGGCAACTAGCAAAGAAGGGTATGTTGATCCAACCCAAGAAAGGGCAAACTGGTGAGGATCGCTTTGTTGAATTGTTTGGAGGTAATGGCTTGAGTCTGACTGATGCCAAGAATCTTGTAATTTCAAACAAGTCTCTTCGCAGAGAAATCGACGCTATGAAAAAGCGTTATAAGGAAAATCCTGAAGATGGATGGTCTACGACAAAGCGAGGTTTTCTCATCGGCAAAAAGCTGACCAACGATCTTAGGACAATCTTCACTCGCAACGATCCGTTCAGGAACGTTGCGACTATTTTAAACGCCTTACAAGAAGCTATAGATCAAAGGGTAGGTATTGTCTTTGGCTATCGAAGCGGAACCAAGTCTAAAAGACAGAATCCATTTAGGATCCGTGATGTAGCAATCTATGGATGGCAAGTCTCCGCTGGAACATTAAAGGTCTTAGGATACGACCAAGCTGTTGTCCGGCAGAATATGCAAACTCTAGTTGAGAAGGGCTATGTAAAGGACATCAAGGATTTTGAGAAGAGATTAGCAGAACAAGGGCAGAAAGCCTTAGCAGATCCTGAAGGAAGAATTAACCCTGAGGGTCGCAAGGAAAACGAAATAATGACTGTTGCCTTCGGCTTAAAAGAGTCTGCTGGTGAGATTGCATCACCTGGGCTTCGGGATTTACTTGAGTCAGGAGTAATCAAGAAAAGCTTCAAGTCTTTCGATGTCGAAGCCCTAGCTGGAATAAGGCGTGGGGAGAAAAAGGCTTTTGCATTTGATTACGAAAATATCAGGAACAACTACAATCCCTTTAGGCAAAGTGAGCAGTTGTTCATGCCTGTTGAAGTTCAGGAAGGTTCACCATCAAGTCCATTTAAAAGAAGGTCTGCCGGAAACAAGCTCTCTAAGACAAGAAACTTCAAGAACTCAGTTTACATGAAAGACGGATCTCGTTTGTCAGGCGTGGCTGACAATGAAACTCAAGACCCATTCATTGGTTTTGATAAGAGCGGTCAGGCATTCAGTATCCAACGCGAGTTCGTAAAGCCTGAGGACATTACTGGATCAAAGGATGGTGATAAAATCGCTAACACCATCAAAGGAGAATTAGAGAATAAAGGAGTTTATCCTATCTATAAAAATCCTAAGAAAGCTATTGATGAAGGTACTCATGGAGCTGTTGTTCAAAAGGGTATCAGGATCGATCAGAAGTTAGCGGATCAGCTCTTCAGTCCAGCTTCTGCTGCCTATTTTGACGCTGGTTTTTCTCCCGAAACTTATGTTGGTAAAGCCGGATTTCCAATGATGGCTGACCGAATGAAAACCACTCCTCATGTCGCTAGGGATGGGACAGAGTTTGAGCTTAGAGGTGGCCCTGATCATCCCGATATACCTATTAACGAAGGTAAAGTGGGCTGGGCTTCAATGGCTGGAGGTCAGGCAACACAGCTACAAAATGCAATAAATTCAACTGATGGAATTGGTCTCGTAACTTTAATGAATGAAGACGCAGTAGCCAGCAACAGAACTTTTGCTCGAATTATGATTCATGAGTTAAAGCATGATCGTAAAACCAACAAGGAAGCTCGTAAGATTCTGCCTGAGAAGATAAAGAATGCATCCCAAGCGATAAGAGAATGGGCAGAGAAGAATGACAAGAAGTCGCTCAAGAAGTTTAAAGTAAAAACTTTGGAGGATATTGAGGCTATTTATGAAGATCTCAGCTTTGAAGTCCGGAAGATTCTTTTTACTAAAATTGCAGACATAACCTACAAGAGAAAGGTCGGTGGATTCTTTTGGAAAGATCTCATGAGAGAAGTAATTGCCTACAAGAACGAAGATGGATACAGAACTGGCGACATTGTAAAAGTCATCAAATTTGAACAGGGCGATTCAATAGTAAATCTTGAGGATCTTGGAATACCTCCCGATCCGACTTATGATACCAGCTTCAAGGGGCAATCTATATCAAATGTTCAGGGTAGGGTAAGTGTATTTCAGGTCATGAGAAATGCCTTCGATCTAATAGCAGAAGAGAGCGGAAAAGAGGGTAGGACAATGACTGATGAAAATGCGGTTGGTGCGCAAGCTTTTAGAACTGTTCAAATGCGTGGTTTAACCGATGAAAGATTCCATCAAAAACTTAGTCCAAGTAGTTTAGACCCTAGAGGTTATGACCCGATCAAATTCAAGTCCAAGAGTGGCCCTGAAAGGAGATCGCTTGAGGTCAGACAAGCTGAAAATAAGTTTATGCAGACCAAGTAGTCAGATGCTTCCTTCTAGCAATGCTACTGCACAAGAGCTTGATCGGTTTGGTAATTAGTCACCTAAACTATTACCAGCCATTATAGCCAACGAGTCATCTATGAAGTTAAAAAGATCATTTGGAGAATACCAATCAATATACTGATTG